ACCTGAAAATCCCTATGACTCTGGGGCTATTGCGGTTTTTCTCCAGTCAGTCAGCATCCCTGAGGAGTCCGAGGAAACCTTGGAAGCCATGGCGCTGGGCATGGGTCATGACCTTGACTCCATCAGGGAGTCAGAATGGTGGCACCTTGGCTACATCCCCAAGACCCATAATGTAGAGTTGGCCAAAATCTTGGCTACCCAATACCCAGACCTTACCACCGACTTTCCTTGCTACCTATGCTTTGATATGAAAGGAGCCCCGCAAGTGACCTTAACCGAGGACTCAGAATGAGATACATTCCTTTTGATCCAGAAGAGCCACTAGACCAGTTTATCTCGTGGCTTCTCGAGCAAAACTACCGCGTGGACAAATGGCCGGATACCTACAAGCTTCTTACTGCAAGAAAGTATCCAGCAGATGCCCCAGTTTTCATAGGCCATATTTACATCAACGCCAAGTTACAGCAAAAGTGGCATCCAAAGCTACTTGACCTCTACAAGCTTTGGGCCGACAAATAGCCTACTTCTGACCTCTTAAATGGATTTATCCTATGACCTTCAAGCCTACTCCAGAACAGCAAGCTATCTTAGACGCATCCCTGAACTCCTCGACCTCCCTCATGGTCACGGCGTATGCGGGATGCGCCAAGTCCACCACCCTTGAGCTTATCGCTCATGCCCTGCCGCCAGCCCCCGCTCTCGGCTTGGCCTTCAACGTGAAGATCAAAAAAGAACTGGAAAAAAGATTTCCATCCAACTTCCAGATCAAAACCTTCAATGGCCTCGGCCACGCAGCCCTTGCCAAAGCCCTTGGTAAGTTTCCGGAGGTGGACGAAGGTAAGCTAGGCAAGCTAGTAACCAAGTACATTAAGCTTACCGAGGCCCAAGATGATGGTGAACTCTGGGACAACACTCGGCAGATCGTGACTGCTGCAATGAACCAAGGTCTCGTGCCCTCGGCTTTCCCGTGGAAAGGACTGGTCGAGGACACACCTGCCGCATGGGCTGCGATAGGTGAAGATATTTTGGCTGTGCCGTATGAAAACTATGACCTAGCCAGAGCAATCCTTGTCGAGTCCATCAAGCTAGGCCTCGATCCCGCCAAGCCAGTTATCTCCTTCGACGACCAAATCTATCTCTCCACCCTGTTCGGCGGCCAGTATCCTCGTTACGGCTTAGTGTTGGTCGATGAGGCTCAAGACCTGAGCCCCCTCAACCATCTCCAGATCAAACGTTGTGCCTCCGGTCGGCTCATCGTCGTCGGAGACCCCAAGCAAGCCATCTATGCTTTTCGCGGGGCTGACTCAACTAGCATGGGCAAGCTTCGTGCCCTTCGCAAAGAGTGGATTGACCTGCCTCTGGCCACCACTTTTCGCTGCCCTCAGGTCATTGTCGAACGCCAGCAAAACCATGCCCCAGGTTTTACCGCTTGGGCTACAGCAAAGATTGGTCAGTTCCTGCCTTGGAACTCCAAAGAAAACCCGCAGCCTTGGACGTGGGCTAGGGTGGAGCAGGAACTACGGGCAGGGCAAAGCTGCGCTTTCCTATGCCGCAATAATGCCCCTCTCCTAAGCATGGCTTTCAAGCTTTTGCGCCAGCGCATCTCCTGCCACATGCTAGGCAGAGACATTGGCAAGGGGCTTATCAGCCTTAGCAAGAAGGTCCTTAAGGACGGCCAGATGCCTAAAGCCGAGTGCATAACCCTGATCCAAGATTGGATTGATAAGGAAGTGCAACTGGCTCAGGCCAATGACAAGGCTGCCAAGGTAGCAGGGATCAAGGATAGGGGCGAGTGCCTATTGGCAGTCATAGAGGCCGAAGGGGTTGAATGTGCGGATGACCTACGCAAGGCTCTAAGAGACCTTTTTGATCGTTCTACAGGCCAAATAACCCTATCCACCGGACACAGAGCCAAGGGCATGGAATGGGACTTGGTAGTCCATCTTGACCCTTGGAGACTTCCTTCCAAACACGCCCGCAAGGCCGCAGACAGAGGAGACATGAGCCAATTACAGCAAGAAATGAACCTTAAATATGTGATAGAAACACGAGCAAAAGAAACCCTTATTCAAGCCACAGTTGAAGATTTTCAATAGGAGCCAAACATGTATGATGACCATGATCTTCTCATAGACATAGCTTTTACCACCGTAGCAGTCGTACTTTCCCACTTCTTTTTCCACGAAACTATAACCTTTATTGCTGCCATCGCCTTCGTCAAATTCAAAAACAACATCTAAGGAGCCCATTATGACAGTTACCTTCATCACCCCCACCACTTTCGACTTCCGTTCCATCACTCTCTTTGGCGTGAACTCCAAGCCCAACTCTGGAGCCATAGGCTACTTCGGCACTGGGCTCAAATACGCCATTGCAGTGCTCATGCGGGAGGAGCAAAGCATCCATATCATCTCCGACAATGTCTCTTATGAAATCAAAACCGCCCCGATCCAGTTTCGTAACAAGAATTTTGAGTCCATTCAACTCTGGAAGGCGGGTGAGTACTTGTCCGATCTTCCTTTTACCACGGAACTGGGCAAAAACTGGAACCTCCAAAATGCCTATCGGGAACTTTGGTCAAACACCATGGATGAGCAAGGAGAAATCTCTGATGCCGAGTCAATCAACATTGAAAACTCCAACACCTATATCCTCATCAATGGGGAACTCTTTGACCGAGTTCATACCCACCGTTATGACTTCCTCCTTGACCCTAAGAAAAAACTCTTATGGAGCAACTCTATTATTGAAGTCTATGAAGGCGGCAACACTCCAATCTACTACAAAGGCATTGGAGTATATTCTCCAGATTACGTCACCACTTTCACTTACAATATTTTAGCTGCCACCCAGCTTACCGAAGATCGAACCCTTTATGCTCCTTGGAGATTTTACCACCTTCTTACCGAAACCCTTACCAAAGCTTTCCCTAAGGATCTCGTAGTAAAAGCCCTCTCGAATGAAAATTCTTTTGAAAACAAGCGTTTTGAGGAGATTTGGGGAACTCCAAGCGAAGATTTCTGCAATGCGGTCGAGTATCTTGAGCAAGCTTTTCCCAAAGCCCTCTCGCCCAACGCTCGAGCATCTTTCTATAAGGCAAGGAAGGAACTTGGCAAGCAGTTTAAACTGCTTAAATACTCCCCGCAGGAAACCACGATGCAGGAAGCGGCCCTCAAGCTCTTAGCCAAGGCTGGCTACGAGATCTATCAGGATATTATCCTAGTCGAAACCCTTGGTGAGCACATTCTCGCTCGCGCCCTTGAAGGAAAAATTTACTTAACCCCAGAGGTATTTGAGTCTCGATTTTTGCTCCTCCACGCCCTTCTTGAGGAATACTTCCATCTCGAGTTTGGCATGGAGGATGCCTCGATCCGGTTTCAAAATTTCCTTTTTGAGCAACTTATTTCCAAAATTACGGAGTAATCTCTCATGAGCTATTACCATCCCCTTAGAGACTCAGGTCTCGGCAAGCGTTACCTAACGCCAGAGGGCGTACAAGCTAATCTTATCCACACCCCAGTTATCATCCCAGACGAGAAGGAAGAAAAGTATATATGGATCAAGTTTATGTTACAAATATCTTCCAACTCCTATGCTTGGCGAGATCTCAAAATATTGGTAACTAACTTGGGATTTCATTATCACATGTGGCTGGAAAACCCAGAAAAGTTCCTCTTTGATCATTTTGACTGGGCTCCTCAACTTTGGGCACATCGTCAAGTTTCCAAGCCCTCCCTAATGCCCGAAGAAAACCTAACTGACCTTATGGCTGCCCTAGGTCTGGATTAAAATAAAACCACTGGTTCCACGTTTGATAATCAAACCATGGGACGAGTGATAATTCCACCCATGGAACTATCATTATTCCACAATAGGCATTGACAAAACGTGTGACTATCCATAATGTGCATATTGTCATATTGACACAATTCATTCGGGCATGTCGCCCACAAGAGAGGAATATAAAATGTCGCATCCTATGCTGTCCACCACCATTCAGGGCATCACCTTTTCACATGCTGCCCGCTATGTTGCTGGCCACGTCACACTGACCGAAGGCGAAGCCAAGGCTCTGAACCAGACACTTAGCGAAAATCTCCGCAATAACTTTGCTGGCAAAGTCAAGAAAGCCATTGATACCCATGCAGTTGACGGCCTCCTGCCTTCCGAGATCGTTGCTGAACTGGAAAAAGAATTTGCGGAATTTGAGGAGACCTATGAGTTCTCCGTTCGCACCCAGCGTGCTTCGGTCGATCCTGTTCAGAAGGAAGCTCACAAGTTGGCCAAGGAGATGGTCATGGGTGCCCTTCGTGCAAAGAAGATCGATGTCAAGTCTTTGGCCGAAGGCAAGCTGGACGAACTCATCGCCCGTGTGTTGGCTTCCAAGCCAGAAATCACCGAAGAAGCCCGCCGCCGTATTCATGCAGTGAAATCGGTCGCAGCTTCTGCCATTGATTTTGACTAATCTAGCCTAACGGCCACGATACAAGGGGCTTCGGCCCCTTGTTTTACTCTAGGAGTGGGCAATGGTTACGTTTTTTCACATTTTCTTTTGGGTCATAATTTTTCTTGCTGTAAAGAAATTTATCGACCGATATTGAGGCTAAAATGGACGAGATAGAACTGCTTTACCAAGCTCTAAATTCTCCCCTTGGGATCGTTGTCGCAGTTTCTAACTTCGAGAAGGTCAAAATGAGAATGTATAGTAAACGAAGGGAAACTGGAGATCCAGACTTGGACATCCTTCAGTTTCGCAGAAGTCCTTACTCCCCTGAGAGTGAAATGTGGATCGTTAAAGGAGCAAAGAAAAATGAGCAAGACTGACAAGTTACAAAAAATTCACATCCTTCTTCATCCAGAAGATGTAGAAAAACTTAAAGCCTATTATGGCAACACTATTGGCTTTAGTCGTGCGGTCAGGGAGATCGTCCACCGAGCCGTTACCCAGATCGACGCAAAAGCTAGCAAAACATCCAAGCCCCTCAAGCTTAACGTAGACCTCGACATACAGGACTAGTCATGACTCAGGACTCCCCACTCTCCGAAGCTGATCCACAATCCCTTGAAGCTCTCTTTTCCAAAGACCCTCTCAAATACACCCAGCAAGATCGTAGAACCATCATTGACAAACTCATTGCCCAGCGCAAAGCATGGGAGCAGGCAGAAGCATCAGGGGCCAAATCAGCGCCTAGGGCAAGTAAAGGGGCACCAAAAGCTTCTAAACCCGTCAAAGGTTCAGTTGAAGTTACCTTTGACGACCTTGACCTTTAGGAGTGCCAAATGACCCGAGACGAAGCCAAATCTATATGCCGAGCAGCAGCCGCCGCTTGGTTCAACAACCCCCAGCTTCTTGCCCTTGAATATCTCATCAAACTTGCCGAGACAGCCAATGAACCAGTCATCATCGCTTACCCAGACGACTTTGCAGGAACTTACCAAACCGAAGAGTGAACTTGCGGTAAACTCCTCCTTTTCCACCAAGGTGCCCAACTTGCAAATCGCATGGGACTCGACTTCCCTTGGAGCCCTCAAAACCTGCCCCAGATACTATCAGCTAGCTATCGTGGAAGGATGGCAATCCAGACGCTTGAGCGTCCATCTGATCTTCGGCCTTCACTATCATTCCACCCTTGAAGCCTACGATCACGCAAAATGCAAGGGCGCAAGTCACCGTGAGGCCATGGAGATCGCCCTCCAGCATGTTATGGAGGTTACATGGGACAGCAAACTTCAACGCCCTTGGACTTCCGACGACCAGTATAAAAACCGCGAAACCCTTGTGCGGACTGTAGTTTGGTACATGGATCAGTTTGAAGATGATCCCCTTAAGACCGTGGTATTGGCGAATGGGAAACCTGCGGTAGAGCTTAGTTTTCGCTACGAAACTGACTACATAAGTCCAGAGGGTAGCCCATATATGATCTGCGGCCACCTTGACCGACTGGCAACCCTGAACGACGAGTATTATGTTGTGGATCGGAAAACTTCCAAGTCCACCATTGACGAAAGGTTTTTTGCATCTTTCACTCCTCACAACCAATTCAGCATATATGTCCTGAGTTCCAAGATCGTCTATGGCATTATGACCAAAGGGCTGATCGTGGACGGAGCGCAAGTTGCCGTGACCTTTTCTCGCTTCCGCAGGGGAACCATCCCCCGCAGCGATGCCAGCCTAGATGAGTTTTACAAGTCCATCGGATTTTATATCCTTCAAGCCGAAATCTACGCCAAGGCTAACTTTTGGCCCATGAATGAAGCTAGCTGCGGTAATTACGGAGGATGCTCTTTTCGGGGCATTTGTTCCAAATCTCCCCAAGTCCGCGAGCAATGGCTTAAAGCAGATTTTGCTAAGCGAGTTTGGGACCCACTTAAGGTTCGAGGAGATGTGTGATGCAAATATATATTAAATCTTCTGTCGTAATACAAGTCATTAGCATATTTCTCCTCCTTATTATCATCTGGTCAAGGATTTCCTAATGCCCTCTATCAAATCTCATCAGTCCACTACATCCACCAAACTTCTCTTTTTGGGCGACTCTGGCGCAGGTAAAACAGGGGCTCTCGCTTCCCTTGCTCAGGCCGGATATTCCCTCCGCATCATGGACTTTGACAACGGCTTGGATGTCCTTAAGTCTTTTGTAACCGACTCATCCAGCCCCTACGTTAAGGCTAATCCAAAGTGCGCCGATGAGCTTTATTACGTCACTCTGACCGAGGAAATGCGTCATGTCGGCGGCAAGGCAGTTCCTAAAAAAGCCGATAGCTGGCAAAAGGCTTTAAAGCTTCTTGACAACTGGCAGGAAAAAGACGAGACCGGAGCCCTTGCAGTGGACTTAGGCCCACTTCGTAACTGGGGCCCAAATGATGTCCTAGTCATCGACTCTTTTACCGGCATGTGTAACGCAGCCCTTAATTTGACCCTAGCCATGAATGGTCGGCTAGGTTCCAAACCCTTCCAGTCCGACTGGGGTGATGCACAAGCCCAAGTCGAACAGTTCCTTGAACTTATCAAAGACAAGGAGACGAAATGCAACGTGATACTCAACTGTCACGTTACATGGCAGGGGGAAGATAACGGCCCCCAGCGAGGATACCCTTCCGCCCTCGGCAAGGCGCTTCCCCCTAAAGTAGCACGATACTTCAACACCATGCTTATGGCTCGGTCGGACGGAGTCGGCGCTAATTCACGAAAGATTTTTACAAGTTCTAATGGCCAGATTGATATGAAAAATACCAATCCCCTAAAGGTGCTTCCTAGCTATCCTCTTGCCACTGGCCTTGCGGATTACTTTAAGGCAGTTAGAACCTAGACCTTTGGTCAGGGCCAAACCCTGATCTTGTGACAGACTGGAAAGACAGTCCAAACCACGGTCAATTTCGACCTTTAACTGGAGCAAAACACAATGGCAACTGATTTTTCATCAATCCTTAACAAGCCTCTTGACACCGTAAAGCGTCCTCCTCCGCTGCCACAGGGCACCTACCATGGCATGATCAAGGGCTATGAGTTCAAAGCATCTCGTCAGAAGCAAACCCCTCTTGTTCAGTTCACCTTCACCCTTCAGGCTGCTGGTGAGGACATTGCAGCCGAAGATATGCAGGACGTGGATTTGAGCAGGAAGTCTCCGACAACAGACTTTTATCTCACGGCAGATGCTGAATATCGTCTCAAGGAGTTCCTTGAGACCCTTGGCATCAACACCACAGGCCGGACTTTTGGTGAAACTCTTCCAGAGGCTATTTCCAAAGCAGTCATTATGGAAATCGGCCATCGCCTGAACCCAACTGATCCAACTGCACCTCCATACATTGACGTGAAGAATGTTAAAGGTGATAACTAAGCCTAGCTTGTACTAGGGAGAGGGAGGGCTTCGGCTCTCCCTTTTTCCTTTTGAAAGGAGTCTATCATGTCTGAAATGCCTCAAATCTATAACGTAAGCCTTGATGCTTACTTTCCGGTTACTCAAGAAAATATTGATGAGTTTATGCGGCGCGAGTCTATGTATCGCGTTCACATGCAAGTTCTTCGTGTCATAGACGAGGAATTTACCTTGGCTCGTAAACTCCCAAACATGACCAAAAAAGAAACCATCGAGTCCATCTGTTCCCGACTAAAGGAAATTTACTAATGGCTAGCCAGCAAGAATTTCAACGCATACCCCTCACCGAGATCAAGGTGTTGAGGGAGGAACGTCAGCGAAAAGTAATCGACGTGAGCAACCTTGTGGACTCGGTTTCTAAGCGAGGAGTCCTGAACCCTATTATCATCACCAAAGACAACGTGCTAGTGGCTGGTGAACGTAGGTTTGAGGCTTCCAAAGCCGCTGGCCTTTTCGACATTCCATGCCGGTATCTCGAGGACCTCGATCCTATCGAAGCCCAAATTATTGAGTTAGAGGAAAACGTCAAACGCAGCGACCTTGATTGGCGTGACCTTGTAACAGCCTATTCCGCCATTCATGATCTCTACTCCCTCCAGCCGGATTGGAGTCAAAGCAAGACCGCTGATGCCCTCGGCCTCGGCACAGGACTTCTTAGTTCCATTTTGCGAGTTGCTCGCGACATCGACAATCCTCGGATCAGCGAAGCTACTTCCTATCGAGTTGCTTACAATATCCTTAGTCGAGTTGACCAACGGGCTACCGGAGATGCCCTCAGCGACATCATCAATGCCACAGTTACTTTTGGGGATGAACTTAGCGACCCACCAAAGCGAGAAGAAGGAAATGAGGCACCGGAAAGTGAGGATCAGACCGAAGGCTCTCCAAAGCCCGCCAAAGACACCTATGCCCCAGCCCGTGCCGCAGCTTCGTCCCCAACCGAGCCTTCTCCAGACCCAATCTTGAACGTGAATTTTCTTGAGTGGACAGAAGCTTACACTGGCCAGCCCTTCAATTTCATCCATTGCGATTTCCCCTATGGAGTCAACTATAACGCAGGAAAGATGAGTGGCAGCCAGCGTTGGGAGCAGTATTCCGACTCCCCAGATGTCTATTGGACTCTCCTCGGTTGCCTATGCAAAAACTTAGACAAGCTAATGAGCCCATCGGCTCATCTTATGTTCTGGTTTTCAATGGAGCACTATCATGAAACTCTCGAGTTCTTTGCTACCCATGCACCAAGCCTTCAAGTTCAAAAATTCCCTCTTATCTGGACTAAGAGTGACAATGTTGGCATCTTGCCTGATCCCAAGCGTGGGCCACGCCGAATATACGAAACTTGTCTTATCGCCAGTCGCGAAGATCGCTACATTCTCAGATCGGTCTCCAATTCCTACTCTGCCCCTACCGACAAAACCAATCATAATTCTGCCAAAAACATTGCGATGCTCAAGTCTTTCATGTCTATGTTCGTGGACGAAAACACACGGATGCTTGACCCAACATGTGGCAGCGGCAACGCCCTTCATGCCGCAGATCAACTAGGCGCAAAGCAAGTTCTTGGCTTAGAAATTTCCCCTGAACACTACACTAATGCCTTAAGAAGTTTTAAACAAGCACAAGCCCTCCGGAGACTTTCAAAATGACCAAGCCACATTTTCCTATCAAGCGTTACAATGAGATCGTCAAAGACACCATTACCCAACTCAAAGCTTTGGGTGAACTTAAAGGCCGTGAATATGCCGGAACTGGTGATCGGCTGGGCAATTTCCGCCGCCATGCTAATGCCACCGGCCTTCCCATGGAAACCATCTGGAGAATATATGCCGCCAAGCACTGGGACGCCCTCATGCAATACGAGCAAGATATGCGGGCAGGGATCACCGGCATTAAGCGACTGGAAACCCTAGCTTCTCGCTGCGATGACATCATCGTCTATCTCTTACTTTTCAAGTGTATGCTGGAAGAAAGGGAGACCCAAATTAAGCTACCTGATCTTTTTGACCTTAACCAAAGTGAACGCTCAGAATGACCTCAGCTCCCTTCTACTCCACTAACGGCCCGCGAAATGCTCGGATCGCCATAGTCGGCGAAGCATGGGGAGATCAGGAAGAAATGACCAAGCTGCCTTTCATGGGCAGTTCCGGCCAAGAACTTACCCGTATGTTAGCCGAGGCGGGGATCTCGAGAAGTGAGTGCTTTTTAACCAGTGTTTTTAACTTTAAACCTCCGCAAGGAGATATTGAGAAAATCTGTGTCAATAAGAAGGAAGCTGGCCTTGGCTACCCAATGCCGCCTTACGGCATGGGCAAGTATATCAAGCCAGAACTCTTGGGCGAAGTTGCAAGACTCCAGCAAGAACTCCAGATCGTAAAGCCTAACCTTACCTTGGCCTTAGGCAATACGGCTTGCTGGGCACTCCTCAATTCCAGCGGCATCGGCTCCCTTCGAGGCACCGTAGCCTACTCTACCCTAGTCGATGACCTCAAAGTCCTTCCCACCTATAACCCAGCCGCAGTTATGCGTAACTGGGCACTTCGAGTAATCGTGATAACGGATTTGATGAAAGCGGAAAGGGAGCGTCATTTTCCTGAAATCCGCAGACCGGAAAGGGAAATCCTCATTAGCCCCAGCTTTGAGGAAATGCTCGAATGGTGGCAAGAAAATTCCTCAGCATTATACCTCGGTGTGGACATTGAAACTCGCCTAGGCCAAATCACTTGCATCGGTTTTGCTTCCAGCCCCACAAAAGCCATGGTAATTCCCTTTGTAGATTACTCCGGCAAATCCTATTGGCCTACCCCTGACCTTGAGCTTGATGCTTGGAATTTCGTCGAAACCCTTTTAAGCTCTCCTATCCCCAAGGTATTCCAGAACGGCCTCTATGATCTCCAGTACATCCTCCGAATGGGCCTTAAAATTCAAAATTGCACTGAGGACACTATGCTGCTTCACCATGCCCTTTACCCAGAGTTGCAAAAAGGTCTTGGCTTCCTTGGCTCCATCTACACCAACGAGTCGTCATGGAAGAACACTTATCGCAAAACCACGCTCAAGAAGGATGAATAGGATTTTAGTCCTAGTTCCACCAAGGCCATTAGAAGGTCATGGGCGGGCATCTTTTATCCCATGTATGATTGCCTATCCCTTCCCATACTTTGCCGCCACGCCTCAAATGTGTGTCAAATTATGGCCTTGCTTTCCTTTCCTTTATCTCATATTCTGATCGTCCTAGGAGATACCATGTTACGAGTTTACCCTGCTTCCAAAATCCCACTGGGCTGGTTTTGGCTTGACCTTCACGATAGGTGGAAGGAAATTTATATCCATGCGAGGTGGATTAAACATTGGGCAAATAAAACTCAGGAAACTCCAGCCAATGCCCGCGAGTTTTGGGTTGAGGATTTTGAAGATATTGAAAGTGCAGATTTAGTTGCAGTTTACGCTCATGAAAATGATCAGCTTAGAGGGGCTTTGGTTGAAGTTGGCTATGCCCTATGTCTGGGACTTCCAGTTGTCCTGATCGGAAACCATAAGGACTTCGGAACTTGGCAGCACCACCCCGACATTATCAAGGTGGCAAATTTAACTGAGTTTCGCAAATATCTAAAAACTTTTCAAGCTGCAAAAAGAGGCCAAAATGCCGGTAATTAAAACCTCGACTTATGCCCCTGCGACCAAAGATGAGTCTCACCAAGTCTATAACGGTTTAGATTGCTGCATTACCCTGGAAGTTCTCAGGGAACTTAAATCCCTCCATCCGGTCAATCCCCAAGTCTATAATTTCGCTCTTGCTCTCCAAGCCCCTGCTTTGGAAATGATGCAAAGAGGTTTTCTTATAGACAAGATCTCGGCGCAGAACTCCATCAAGGAGTGTGAGGAGAAAATCCTTTTTCTCCAAGAGGTGCTGGATGAGTTTGCAGTTGCAGTCTGGGGCAAACCCCTCAATCCACGCTCCCCCACCCAACTTATAAAATTCTTCTACGAGGCCATGAAGCTTCCTGAGGTCTGGACGAGCAAAAAAGGGGTACGCAAACTTTCCACCGACCGTGAAGCTCTTGAAACCCTAGAACTCTACTTTATAGCCCGTCCTATCATCCGAACCATTCTCGCAATCCGAGACATTGGCAAGCAGCTCAGTGTCCTACAGACCGAGGTAGATTATGACGGCAGGATGCGTACAAGTTACAACATCGCAGGCACCGAAACTGCTAGGTGGAGTTCAAGTTCTAGTTCCACCGGCACCGGCACCAATCTGCAAAACATCGCCCCAAAGCTTCGCAATATCTTTATCGCCGATCCTGGCTGGAAACTCTGCGGCATCGACCTTGAGCAAGCAGAAAGCCGTGAGGTCGGCTGGCTTTGTGGAGTTCTTTTCGATGATTGGACTTATCTTGACGCCTGTTACGCTGGAGACTTGCATACTTTGGTTTGCAAGTATGCTTGGCCTGAGTTAAAATGGACAGGAGATAAAAAGGAGGATCGAGCCATTGCAGACTCGGTATTCTATCGTGAGTACTCATATCGTGATATGGCCAAAAAGCTAGGCCACGGGTCAAACTATAGAGGCTTGCCCCCTACCATGGCTCGCCATGCTAAGATCGAAACCTATATTGCGGAGAATTTTCAACGGAACTATTTTAAAGCTTTTCAGGGCATACCGAAGTATCACCGCTGGGTTGCAGAGCAACTTCAAGTCTCTCAAAAGGTTACAACAGTTTTTGGCCGTACTCGCCACTTCTTTGGGCGACCAAACGATGACACCACGCTTCGCGAGGCCATTGCCTATGCACCGCAGAGCGCTACCGGAGACCGGCTTAACTTGGCCCTGTGGCGTATCTGGCATACCTTAGGGGACTCGATCCGTTTGACTGCCCAAGTCCATGACGCAGTTTATTTCCAATACAAAGAGGAGGATGAAGGATGGATTATTTCCAAAGCATTAAGCTTAATCGAGACTCCACTTCACCACAATGGCCGAACCTTGATAGTGCCAGGTGAAGCAAAAGTTGGCTGGAATTGGGGCAATTATAGCCCAGCCAATCCCGAAGGCTTAATGAAATACAAGGGCAAGGATGAGCGCAAGCGCACTACCTCCCTCAACCGCATTCTTTAAGAAAGAATACTCCTGTGGACTGGATTGACTCATTTATGAAATACACAGACGGAGTTCCGTCTCCAGACATTTTTCGGCTCTGGAGTGGCATCACCGCAATAAGTGGAGCCCTTGAAAGGCGGGTATGGGTAGAAACAAGTAGAAGTGTGCTTTTTCCCAATCTTTTCACTCTCTTAGTAGCCCCGCCAGCTGTGGGTAAGTGCCTTGCTTACGGAGAGCATGTGCTTACCTATGACGGTAAAGCTGTGCCTATTGAAACCGTCAAAGTCGGAGATTTGCTGATCGGCCCAGATGGTAAATCTCGTACAGTCATTGCCACAGCTCCAGGTGAAGGTCAACTCTATAAGGTAACTCCGACCAAAGGCAGATCATGGCTTTGCAATGGAGAGCATATCCTCTCCTTACGCAAGAGCAAAAATCCTAACCGAGGAGAAATTTGCACAGTCACAGTCTTGAATTGGCTTAAATGGTCAAATACGAAAAAAGCTGAGTGGAAACTTTGGAGAGTTGGGGTAAAAGATTTTGCACTCTCGCTGCCTAAAAGAAAAGACGTTACAAATGTAGGCTTTAATATTTCACTGGCTTCACAAGGCCGCTGGTGGGGAATTGAAGTTGACCAAGATCGTCAATTTTTGCTGGATGACTTTACCGTAATTCATAATACACAGGCCATCAATCCGGTTGAGCAACTCTGGTATGCTAATGCCCAAAAGTTTCATGTCGCTCCCAACAACGTCACCAAGGCCAGCCTCATCGACTCCTTGATGAAGGCAGACAGGAAACTTTTGGCTCCAGACAAAAGCCTGATTGAATACCACACTATGCTCATCGCCGCATCTGAGTTCGGGGTGCTAGTCCCTAGCCATGACCTAGAGTTCCTCTCCGTTCTCAACTATGTATATGACAATCCTAAGTCATATCGAGAAGAACGCCGCACCATGGCTAGGTCAATAGACATTTGCAATCCGCAGCTAGTTATCCTTGCGGCTACTCAGCCTGGATATTTGGCTGCTACCTTGCCTGAGGAAGCTTGGTCAATGGGCACCACCTCACGGCTCATCATGGTCTATTCCGGCACCGGTAAGCATGTGCCGCTTTTCGGCAAGGGCGAGAACAGGCAGGAGGAATTTAAGGCTCTAGCGGAAAGCTTAGGGGCAATGAGCGAAAGGGTCGGGGCTTTCCAATGGGATGAAGATGCAGCCAAAGAAATCGAACGTTGGTATCTGGGCGGATGTGATCCTGTGCCCGAGCACTCCAAGCTAACCCACTATAACGGCAGACGTATTCTTCACATCCTTAAGCTTTGTATGATCTCTGCGATGAGCCGAAGTCCTAAGCTTCGCATCACCCTTCTCGACCTGACTCGGGCCAAGGACTGGCTTTTAGCAGCCGAGGCCACCATGCCAGACATCTTTAAGGAAATGGTATCCAAGTCCGATGGTCAAGTTATTCAAGAAATGCACTTCTTTATGTGGCAGATTTGGGTTAAGGATAAAAAGCCTGTACACGAGTCTCGTATCATCAACTTTCTTTCCCAGCGAGTTCCAAGTGAAAAAATCCATAGAGTCATCGAAATTGCTGAACGATCCAATGTCATCAGTAGAATGGCAGGAACCCAAACCTACACTCCTCGCCCCAAAAACTCTCACGGCCTCGAGTAGACCTACGGCTTCCGCCGCCTGTCCCCACGGTTCCTACACCTTCTATGCCAATTTTGTAGATTTTCATGACTCTAAAGTCAAGATGCTGGAACTCAAAGGTCATTGTGCTTATTGTGAACTTCCAATGACCTTTCAGGGCATAAAAAAAGGACTTAGCTTTCACCAGCCTTCATGCGAAATGGATATGACTTTAAGTCGTTTTCCATTCACAATCGGCTTGGAAGAGCTAAGTCCTATTGATAGACTGAAAGAAGATTTAATAGAGGAAGATAAATAGTTCCATGTTTGAAAATCAAGAAGTGGAACCAGCCTATCCCTGTCCTTTAAGAGAGTCCATTTCTCTTTGCAATCCATCTAATCTCGCAGACATTCCTGCCTGTTGCACCAGTACCAAAGTAAGTTTTTCAAGTTCTCGCTGAATACCTTCTTGAGTTTTCTCCAAGGTGCTAACCTTGCCTGAAACCGTTACAATCCCGCCAAGGAAGGTAAACGCCACGATAAGCAACTCTCCGATCTGACCTAAGTTTATCGTCCACTGCACTTCCATATTAGCCCCCACATTCTTTGGCTTGAATTTTCTGTAAATCATAAAGAGTTTTATTTGACTCTTTGTCATTCCGTGAGGACACTCTCAAATCCTCACCACTAAGAGCCGCACAAAGCCCTAAGTTAGTCCCTGCGCTTTGCGTCGACTGGCAAGCCCCCAGAGGCAGCATCAAACTCAGCAGAAGCAGATGCTTTAGTTTCCAAAATAGATGTGACATTAGATTGCTCCACTTTTAAGTCTGCTAAAGCTTGACTGTTTGCTCCTGCATCATAGGTCTTTACGCTAACAAAAAGGCTCAAAAGACTCTTGGCAAAATCCAATACAGGTATAATCCATGCAGGCATTTGAGCCTCCTTTTGCTAGGCTTTTTGGCCGACTGGGGTAGTAGTTGCTAAGCGCAAAACCATGTTTGCAATCGTAACAATGATAATTGCATTTTGTGGGCTGACATACTGTGTCCAGTCTACACCGGCCACAAATGTAAGAGCCGCACCACCAACGGCAACAAAGCCGTTAAAAAGCAAAGTTTTATAACCTTTCATCTTAACCTCCATTTAATTTCAAACTAAGAGCTTCAACGGCTCTCACACGTTTTGTCCAGCCTTTGCCAAACCTCTTAAACGACCTTAGACGAGAAAGAAAACCTAGGCGATTGGTTGCATAAGCTTTAATAATCTTGCCTTTATCCGCCTTTAGGAGCGCTTCCATAGTCATGACACCAAGTTTACCATCCACCTTGACACCAAGAACTTCCTGCAAGGTTACAATGGCTTGATGAGGCCCAGAATTAACCGCCTCATCAAAAAGAGTGTAATCCAGCCCGCTAGGAATCTCATCAAACTTTATCGCCTGAGCATACTGAATTTTATAAATATTGCTAACCTCTGCCGGAGTAATTCGCTTGATCCATTCTTCCGGCTGATGTTGAGTTGCCCTATACGCATCAAACACTCGCTGCGTAATTCCTTTGTCCGTAGGGCCGCCCGAGTCTTGGGGATCATTCACATAACCCCCTTCGATCTTAAGAGTCTCGCTTAGAGCCAAATCCCAATTTTGTTGCATTTTAGGCTCCTATAGCAAATGGGTCAACATAAGGGCCGATTGTGAGCCCTTGTTTTTCAAAATTTTGATAATCAACATTTAACGGCTCAACTGGAATAAAACTTAATGTTCCATTTGCCATTGTTGCTGTAATAAGAGTATGTTCGGCATTTCCCCAAACAGCAGATACATAAATCATTTAGTCCTCCTAAAGTTCTGAACTGGCAGTTGAGTTTGGATTTACAATCGTACCTGATACGTTTGGATTTGCCCATATAGTAACGCTGTCCACACCCGATTGATTAACAGTACCTATTGACCCACTTGCAAGCGTTACAGTAGGTGTTATGCGTTTAGTAGCTTTATATGCCCAAGTTACTCCAGTGTAAAAATAATTGCCTGATACTTGATTTTGAGGAATATTGATAATATTTTGCAAAACTTCATAATATCTTTGGCATTGTGGCAATTCATACTGAATAGGCCGTTGCTCAAATGCAGAAGCAGCAGCTCCTATTTCAAATTGCGGATTTGAAATAACCCAAGTTCCACTTGTCTGCGCTCCAACTGAAAAACTAATTTGTATTCCAGTAGTAGCTGCCAAAGGCACAGCAAATGAAGCTGAATACCTTGTCGATGTTGCACTTACAGTAAATGTTCCAGTAGCAATTTGGGTAAGTGCGGAAAAGTTATCTGTTGTAGTAGCATAATATGCAGTCCAAGTTACAGTTGTCAAAACTGAATTTGCAATATACGCCGACAATGTGCAAGTTTTACCTGCCATATCGTACGAATTTACGGCTTCAATTCTTTGAGCAAAACCTATAGCTGTAACACTTGCTGCACCGGTAAATTGATAAAATCCGTAAGCAGTCCTTTGCCCTGTTACGTTTGCGCCTGAGCAAGAAGCAAGCCACCGATCTACGGTATATGCTGGAGTTCCTGCTGTAATCGTCTGTGAAGCGCCTTTATTTCGCTGATCTACCAAAAAAGTCGGATTGATAAATCTGTTTCTAAAATCTCCTACGTTTGATGATACAATAGGCAATCCGTTTGCAGGGGTATAAGCCAAGCATTTCCAATTTCCTGCCCCAAGATACTGAAATGTTGCTGAGTCACCTGCTGCAGTTGTAATACTTGCCCCACTTGGCAAAATTAAACTAATGGCATTATACGTCAGCACCAATGCGCCGGTAAATGTCACATAAAAAATCGGGTTCCAAGCATCAGCAGATGTACCAAGGGAAGTAATCGTAGTTGTGCCAGTAATACTAACCACATTGCTACTTCCAGAACCAATGTCTGTCGTTGCTGCCGACACAATAGTAAAAGTCGTATTGCTCTGCGGAGCAGGATTAATCAACTGAAATGCACTGGTATTTATGTCATATGCTACACCTACCAAATCACCTGTAACCAGTTCTCCGCCAGTAAGAGGCACAGGGCCAAGCGGAGTAGACTTGATAATCGGGATCGGAGGCAAATTGCTAACCACAAGAGAAGTTGGCCCAGTGTTAGTAAACTCTGTAATAAACCAAATTTTTTGACCGGCCTGAGATGAAAAACTTGGGGCACTAATTGTCTGCAAATTTGCCGAACCACTAGAATTGCCCGCCCAGCTATCACCAAGACTGGAAGTATCCGCAGTCAACTGATCCCAAATGGTGTTGCCAAGTGAGTCCTTCAAAATCTGCCGATACGATCCTGAGCCGTAAATAATCGCCTCACCATTTGAGTCTAGCTGAACAGGGTTACTATTCAGCGTTACCCCAGACGGGTCTTGCCAAGTATTTTTCAAAGTATTGGTATTCGGAATATAGAAATAAACAAGACCAGCCGCAAGGGGCTGGCCATTTCCGTCAAAAAACTGCTGTTTGCCGTTTGGTAAAAGTGTAGGCATTTGAAACTCCGTTCGTCTATTGACGCTGATTATTGCGATATTCTGTGCCAGCCAATGCGCCGTAATTGCCAAGATTTTCAAGCCCATTATAGGCTCCACCCAGCACTCCTTCCGGCAATGTTGTTCCTGCCGAAGTGTTTATCAGCCTATTAGCAAATCCAGTTGTGCCTGACAATAAATTTTTAGACCCAAGCGAGGCGGCTCCCAACAATGCAGCAGGAACGGATAACGCCGGATGTTCTGCTGCCATGTGAGCCATTGAGCCAAGGTAAGGCAGGGCTTCATAAGCTCCTACACCACCAGCCCCAGCCAAAAGACCAGTTCTAACTGGATGTTCTGTAAAGTAATTGCCGGATGCTTTAGCTGGTGTGGACAAAATTTGTCCAGTTTTTGCTAACTGTTCCACATCGCTTGACTTGCCCCAGCCAAAACTATCATACCCATTACTAATCGCATTTGCAGCTTCTTTAGGATTTACCACCCCTGAAACAGAGTTATCCGCAACTGGCTTAATAGTCTGCAACAATTTCCACTGATTTTTTGCCTTAGAAAATGCTTGAAAAAGTTCTGGATTATCTTTCAGTGACTCTTGCACACCGTCATCCAAAATAGCTTTCAGTTGCACACCAAGCTTACTTGTCAGCGGATCAGCACTATCAATCAATTTTGAAACCGGCCCGCCAGCACTAGTTAATGCTTGATATGCTTCACCACTCATAACTTTAGGCTGTTTAACTGTCATATCCACCATATCGCCCATGATGCCTAAAACAGTTTTTGCCACAGCAGTTCTTGCAGTCGTATCTCCCGATGAAGTCTGACTATACATATCATTCAACTTTGAGAGCACGCCAGTTGGACTTAAATTCACCGCAGGATCAATGGATAATTGTGGAGCCAAAGTGTCAAAAGTTTTTTGCAAATTTTCCTTAATCGCACCCAAGGTAGGGCCAGTAAGGCGAGTCGGATCTGCATTAGGAAATTTTGTACTGTTAGCTACAGCAGCATCAACATCAAGTTGATTTCCTAAAGCTTTAGTGTATTGCAAAGCCGCATTTGCAGCACTAGCTGGAGGTGCAGTTTTACCCATTAAATTCTCAACCGGAACATCAACACCAAGGTCTTTGGCTGCTGCCGCAGTTCGTGCCACTTCAGTATCAATTTTTGCAATCGTCGGAAGAAACAGCTTTTTAACTAGATCACCTGCCCCACCAAGCACTGTTGAAAGTCCTGCGCCAAGTCCGGCTCCGGTAAGAATATTTTCACCAAGTGTGCCACCAGTCAAATTGATATTAGCTGCACCTTGTGCTCCGCCAACCAATGCTCCACTAGCTGCCCGAGAAGCCACATTAGTAGCCCAAGGACCCCAACCTGAGGGAAGGCGCATTTTACCGGCTGCATCTAAAACTTTTCCACCTTGACCACTAAGAAAATCTAATGCACTTGAAGCCATCGGGCCTGCTTCTGGAGCCAAGGCATTGACGCCTTTAAGAGCCGCACTACCCAGTAAACCACCAACCGCTTCTGTTGCAGGAACTAAAGAAAGCAAGTTACCTGCTGTTTGTGCGCCAAAATTAGCCCAAGGATGTTCAGTTTGATATGTTGAACGAGCTTGAGTTTGAGCCTGTGTTTGGGCTTCTTGCAATGCTTGTCGCTCATCAGGGCTTATTCCTTGATATGTTGGGGTAGCATTACCTTGATCAAGTCCTAAAGTTATCCCACGCACAAACGCATTACCAGCACCATAATTGGCCTGATTTGGATCATACGCACGAGCATTTGAAATATAAGGATTATCTGCACCACCTCGATTAAGATATTCATCATAAGACATTACAACTTGAGGTGAACCTCGCCCTAAATTTTTTGTAGCTACAACATACTGAGGAGTCGTAGGCCCAAGATTAGTTCCTGTCGAAGGACTAGCGCCTCCTACCGAAGGTATTGCAGTTGGCTCAGGTTTTACTGCCATAACAGGCCCAACTGGCTGACCTGCTTTTGCTGCCAACTGTGCTTGTGACTGAGCAATTTCTTGGTTCATAGGTGCTTGAGCACTCATTTGAGCAAGTTTAGCCGCCGCAGCTTTATTAGTAATATCTTTGAGCATCTGAGCACGAAAATCAGTGCTATTACCCGCCGGAGGCACCATCAACGTAGCATCAGGTTGACCGGATGCAAAAGGAGCATACCCAGTTCCACCCATTTTCAAACTAGCCCACTGGGTCATATCATTGCCAGTTTTACCTGCCAAAAACGGATTGGCCTTAATGGCATCTGGATCAAGGTGAGCAGAAACCAAGTCATTTGGATTATTAAGCACAGAAGCAGCACCACCTGCCCCAAAGAAATGAGACAGGTAAATGTTGCCAGGAGTTACAGGCAATCCTTTATCTTGCAATGCTTTTGTGTTGTCACGAATATACTGGATACCAGCATCAATGTTTGTAGCTGGATCGTATTTGTTTCCATTTGGGGCATAATTGCCAAACGTCCGGTCAATCATTTGGTAAAGGCCACCCGCGCTTGCATTAGGATTTTGAGCCTTAGCATCAAATTTTGGATTTTCATTTCGCAAAACTCCCAATGCAACCTGAGGATCAACTCCGTATTTTTTCGCAGTTGCAGTCACCATATTGTAAATATCAGACGGAACTCCAGTCGGAGGGGCAGAAGGCGCAGTTATGCTGGAACCATTTGAATTTTGCCCAGCAGTATAACTGTTAGCAAAATCAGTTGGAATAAGTGAGTCGCGCCAATCTGCCATTTTTATCTCCTACTTACTGTTGAGTGTCATTTCTGTGAATATAAGCATGAAGCATCTTTTCATTGCTATTAGCCCAATTTTCCCAGTCTGACTGAATGGATTTTGGCGTGGCCTTGATCCCATTCTCTGCAATATAATTGTCCATGTGAGTTTGCTGAATATTAGCAAGTTCAATCATAGCTTTATAGTTACCCAAAATCTTTTGCACAGCATTTGGATCACTATCAATATGAGCCATGTTGGTTTGATAACCTTTCCACTCGTCTTGTGAAACTCGGCTTTGACCGCCAAAATCGCCTTTCACGCTCTGAGTGGACATTGACGTAAAGATGTTTTTTAAAATTTGAGCATTAGCAAGCCCATCAGGATTATTCATAATGGTATCTTGAATACTTTTAACTGTAGCTGGATCAACACCGATCTGCGTCAAAGGCAAAGCTTGAACAAGCTGTGCAAGATCAACTCTGCCACTTGTTCCTGCGCCAGTTTTAAATTTCTGCAAGATATCTTGAGCATTAGCAATTTGCTGACTAAGCGCTTGATAGCCTAAAACTTTTTCATTAACCGAGTCTTTGTATTTAATTATTGAGTCCACATTGGATTTTTCCAAAGGCCCAAGTCCTGTTTTATTTTGCAAATCTGTTAATGTTTTATCTGCCGCAGCAGCAGCCGGAGGTTGCGCCTGAGACTGGGGAGGAGCAGTCCCAGGCGCGGGAGAAGCAGGGCCACCGGACTGGCCCCCTTGCGCTTCTCCTGGAAATGCAGGCTGAGAGCCTGGCAAAGGTTTGGCTATAACAGCATTAGGCAGGTAAGGTGCTTCAGCAGGATTAACAGGAGCACCCACAGGAGCACTTGCTGGCGCTTGAGGCCCATTAACGCCGAATGGCGAAGGCTGCGGCCCAAGAGGTGGCATAGGCGGATTAAGCCCTGCTGCACTTAAAGGCACAATCATTGGTGCACCAGTTCTTGGATCAATAACATTTACAGGAGGTAGATACATAGGCGTAACGGCGGTAATTGTAGACGCACCAGTGCCTTTGTCTATCGTACGAAGAACATTAGCTGCCCCTGTATTCAAGCTTTCAATCGTAGGGCGATAAGTATCAATTTGAGTTTGCACTCCCATTGCTTGATCTGCAATCCTTTTGGTGACACGAGTCAAATCTTGCGGAGACAAAGTATGTGCCTCCTGAGCATAAGCTGCAAACTGAGCTGGAGTAATCACCTTGTTTTCCAAAGCAGTTTTTGCTGCTCCAACAAACGCTTCCGCAGTCACCAATCCCTGATTATTTGCTTTGGCATCGGTCAAAACTGATTGAGCAGCTTGCCCTAAAATATTCATTTGTTTGCTGTTATTATCCAACATCATGGAAACTGTGCTAGCATCTACTTGCTTTGTTTCCAAAATATTTCTAATAGCAGCGCCTGCTACAGAGGCAACATCTGGATTTGAAGCAAGTCCTGCAATCGCTTTATTATAATCCACTGTCCCATCTGGGCCAGTCGCCGCCTGAATAACAGCACCAGCAGCTTGCAAAGCTTTAGCATTTTGTATTTCAATTTGCTGCGCTTGCATTGCTTGCGCTTGTGCAGCCATACTCTGCCTACGGACCTGCATTTCCTGTCCTTGAGCTGCCATTGCCAAAAAATTTGGTGCCTGATTTTGGGCAATCAAAGGTTCATACATGCTTGTGTCAAGTCCGTTAGGCATCTTATATCTCCAAATTTCTTACAAAAGTTTAACCACCTGGAACTCCAGGACTATGTATCAGTCCCATTTCCGCACTATTCAGTCCATAATTGCCAGTTAAACCTGGATTATTAACTGATCCATTCAAAAGCCCCATCAAACCATAATTGTTAGCATTTAGGCCGTTAGCTCCTGCTGCAATACCACTACCATAATAACCCTGAAGGCCGCTGTTAATTGCACCAGCTGCGCCCATATACCCCGCAGCCTGGGCAGTACCGCCCTGCATAATGGAATTGGCAATATTTGATCCTGTAGTTGTAGCAGCATTACCAACACCAGCCGCCGCATTTTCACCAATTCCTGCTGTGCCAACCAGCATATTATATGCTTGCTGATTTGTCGCAAGGTTATTGGCAAACTGAGTTTGAAAAGTGTTACTTGCCAAGCCGGTAGCATACTGCCCTGCTCCTTTAAGAGCCGCACCAGAATTTGCCAAACCTTGAGCCGCATACGAGTTTTGCACTCCCTGCAACCCCTGATTGAGTGTAAACTGATAACCTGGAGTGTTTTCTAACTGCTGCATGGTAGGCTGAAAAGGTGCGGTAAGACTCGGCAACGCATTTGTCAGCATATTTGTTGCACCAACACCAGCCGTCATATACGGTTTCAGGTTTGCCTGAGTCGTATTAAACATCTGCATTTGCTCAGCTTGCGCTGCTGCTGCCGCATTTGACTGGGCATTTGATGCACTCAAAGACCCAAATAAACTGGCGCCAGCTCCAATAATTGATCCGATACCCATTTGTTTATCCTAGTCTTTTAGTGTGAATGTTATCCGAGTGGGAGTAACCAAGGTGGGCAAAAAGTTTATCCAAGTTTAAATCTTCTTCAACCTTGGTATGCCAAAAAACTCTTTTAACCCCACGCAAAGTTAGCCATTTCTCAGTTTCTTTAATCAGCTTAATGCCAATTCTGCCTTTGGCTCTTGAGGCCAACTCGAGATAATAGGCATCTTCAAATCCACAAAGAGTGCTAGCATAGTGCATGTGGGCTCTAACCACCATCAAAGTATAGCCGATCATGCGCCCAGCTTCTCTGGCAGTCAATATCTGAAGCTGCCCCCTCTTAAATAAAAAGTCATAAGATGGGATGTCTGGCTCCATTTTCATGCTCTTATCCTGAGCAATTATCTGATAATGTTCTTTCCAGAGTTCTTGAGAGTCTCTTAGAAAGGTATCCCAAGTTTCAAGCTGAAAAGATATGTCAGACATCAAGTTGACTCCAGTTTGGGGTGTAAATTTCTTTGGGAGAGGCAATGTCGATTGAAAGCCAAATAAGAGGATTGGCAGTCAAATTACTCACCGCAAGCTGTGCTTTTCTATTTACCCACCACACTGAACTAACTGGCGGATAAATAATTTCCCCACCACTTTCCATCGCCACTCCAACATCCCCTTGAAGCACCACAATATACGAGTCATAATAATCATCATGCAGTTTTTTGCCGACATACAAATCTTGCACATCTTCAAGTTTTTCAAAGAAGTCACTTTGCTTTTTTCCTGCATCAAGTTTATGAATGGCAACTCGCCCAAGATGCTCTCCACTCACCCGCCCGACCAAAGTCTGGATCAGAGAGTTTACTTCCGGCAAAAGTGCTCGTGCTGGATAATTCTCCACCACCAGTTCACCGTAAACCGACATCAAGTAACTTTGCCCTTCATTAAACTTATTATGCCTAAGAACAATATCAGTAAGTTCCCAATCACCACGTATGTGCTCCATTATTCTGTATTGACCCCAAAGGTGCCCTTGCCGAGTTACCGATGCTAAAAGAGGGAGCGTGTCCAGCTGCCCCATCATCAAAAAATTATTCATCTCCCAAACTCCTCTATCCTGGCATAAATGTCATTGTAGGAGCAACACTGTAAGTCACGGTTACAGTATCACCCAAGGCTATACGAAATCCGGCATTAGCTGCCTGAGTATGCACAATAGTGTCGGCACGCTGAATAATTAATGCAGAAACTGATCCGCCAATAACATAAAGTGTGCCAGCACTTTTAGGTTGAAAAACTAAAGGGGAGCCGGTAGCTTGCACTACAGTCGGTTGCCCTGGATTTGTAGCTGTGTAAACTCCTTGAAGAAAATTTCTCCAAAGTGGATTTACTGTGCCATCGGGAAGTGTAAATGGCATGTTGTAGTTTGGAAAAGTATTTGCCATCAGTTACGTCCTGGAGTTATTTCAATAAAAGCACCTTGAAGAGCCACTTTAGCCGGAACTGACCAAAAAAGTTCAAACACCCGATCTCGAGCCATACCAAGGTTCCACCAAGTTGGAATTTCCAAATAATCCCCACTTTGCCCTATGGTCTGCTCAATTGCATCACTCCAAGTTACCCCTTTTGTATCACTAAATCTGAGATACATAGTCGGCTGAATTGACACCACTTTTGGTCCAAAATCCGCACTGAAATCCAAGTTAAAATCAGGAGCAACTGCCAATGCAGTTACTTCCGTTCCAACTTCCGCATCGGCTGTAAATTGATTATAAACTACTCGTTTATTCTCGTTCACAATATGAGAGAAACCTCTGCGCCGTACAATTTGAGTTCCATTGTCCGTGTAATTATTGGTGTCCCAAAGATAGAGAGTGCCAGTTTGCCAATCCCCTACTACCACACTTCCATAAGCTTGAACTCCGCACTGCGCCCGATGCCTGTGCTCTACACCATTATTGTCCAGCCAACATTCTTCATGCCAAAGATGCTCTGTAATGTCGTAAACCCAAGTTTTGTCTGCTGTCGGAAAATTTACTCGATAAAAGGCATGTCCATCAATTTCCAGCACAAATCCAATCGCATCTGCCACAGTGGAATAATTTTGAATTTCTGCATCCATGGCAAAGGTGGAGATTTTTTGTGCTCGATAGGGCATACCCATCATAATAGTCTTTTGGCCGTATCGGTTCTGACCTACCCAAAAAAGCATTATGTCATAGGTAGCCACCGAATACGGGGCGGCACAGCCATGATTTAGCAATGATCCATGAATTTGTGCGAAGGGAAAATTAGGATTGCCCACGTCATTCCAGACCTCACTTGTCTGGGTACCAAGAAGCCATATATCCCCATGCACCACAATTAAGCCCACAATATCATCTGGGCCTCCTGTTTTCGAAACAATGTAAAGCGGATCAAATGCCACCTCATTGCTTAGTGAGGAGTAAAAAATTGGAGTTCCAGGCTGATTAAACAGCAAGAAAGTGTCCAAATAATCTATTCGAGTTGAGCCCAAAAAATTTGGATCGGTAATGGTAGAAAAAGCTAAGGTAGACAAAGTTACCTGATAGCCAACTGTTGTCCCATCCACCAGCACCAAACTGATGCCATTGTCTTTCATTTGCACTGGAGTCAAATAATCCGCTATTTGCCCGACTTGAATAAACTCCCAAGACGAGTCAATATAGTAAAGATACGGTCCTAGAGCGCCAAAAAGCTGGCCTGTCGAAGCCGTATAAAGGCCGCGAAAACCAGCTAATGGTCCTTGTGCAAGTTTTGTAAGTCCTGGAGTTGGATAATAAGTGTAGGGGGCTGGTGCTCCTTCTGGGTTCTTCTCAGGATATAAATTCAAGCACCTTTGGGCATTTGCTAAAAGTGATCTTGCAGTATAACTACCGCCGATAAGAGGAAGTTTCACCAGCCTACTCCTTTATTAAGCCGACAAGACGATTGACCAGTAACCTGCCTGTGCACAGAAATAATACAAGTTTTTGCCAGAAGCAACTGAAATACCGGTTGCACCAGCAGTTGAGTTTATGAAGTCACCGGTCTGACCAAAAAGCTGAAGTGCGTTTGCACCAGCATTTGCAATGGAACCGGAGTCACCAATATTAGCTTTAGGCAAAATTACACTGTCTCCAGTTGTAGCCACCGTTGCTACTTTAGAAAACGTAGCATTAAGCTGATACGCATTTGCTTGCCCACCACCGGCAGTAGCAATAATGCCATACTGTGCTGTGGCTAGTGGATTACCAATCCGATCATTAAGCTTGGTTCCGTCAATCAGACGATAACCATTCTCAAAGTTATTAGGGTTATAAATTGCAGAAGCTACCATATTCTCTACTCCTAGTTAAAGCTGTCTGTATAAATGTTGTAAACACCATCACGAACAAGTCCTTGTGGCATCCTCAACAACTGTTGCTTGTAATTTGCTTTTACAAGCGTGTTTTCTGCGTCCCTTGCCAAGAAAATAAGTTCTTTGCTGGCTTCAATCCTATACGCCGAGCATATCCTAAGCGCTAAAGCATATTGAAGGGCTGCAAAATATTCAGGCGGCAAGCTAACTGCCGTAGCAGGGGTGGGAAATGTTGCCAGTACCATAGGCACTGAAATGTGAAGTTCGTAAATATTTGCCACAGGAACAGGCCAAAAGTAAACCGTAGCAACTGGAAAATTTTCATCCAGATAAACCCAGCTTGGTATCGTGCCCATGCTTTTTAAGCTAATGCGGTTATAGTCCTCTTTAGACTGAATAATGCCCAAAGACCTATCTACCGGAATACCGGAATTGATAAGTCTGACAAAAGCCGAGTCCATTTTCCTAGGGGCATCTACAAATGGAAAATCTCCACCTGGTCCGCAAGTATAACTTAGCGCACCAGTGGAGGTCAAAGACAACTCTACCATGTGGTAGATGAAGATTTTTTTCTGGTTCCACTGGGAAATCAGCCAATTCAAACGGCGCAGCCCAGTAGATATATCTTCTGCTGTAAGGTTTCTACCAGTCCCCTTAATGCCCACATCACGAAAAGCTTCGTTAATGATGTCTAAAGCTGTCGCCGTTGGAAGTGCCATAATTTACCTCACTTTAACTTGACCATTTCTCTGGCCTCGGCTTTTGGTGCTTGAGCAGCCAGCAAATCTGCCAGTTGCTTTTTCATTGCTTCCATTTCAACAGTCTGTTTTGCCAACTGTTCTGCCAAATTGTTCTTTTCCACCAAAACCGGATCAGGCTCAGCGTCAGGCTGGGATGCAATATGCGCCAGTTCTTCTCGCTGATTATTTACAATAACAGTCTTACCATCCCAGTTTTTAACTGCTTTTGGAAATTCTGAAAACTTGTAAGGGGGAAAATTTATCTTAGCGTAAACGCCTTTATAACCACTCATTTTTGCCTCCGCAGTAAAAAAGAGGGGGACTAAGCCCCCTCACACTAAAGTTAGATCGCGTCACCCACGGCAACTGCCCATTCAGGACGAACCCAAAGGTAGCCGTAAAGAACGTCCAGACGAGTAATAAACTCGTCGTTGGTGATGTTGTAAGCCGACACCATACGCATCGAGATCCCATCAAACTGCTCACGAGCAGCTTCATGCACACCCTTTGGCAACTCAAGGTCAGCAGTGGCCAAAGTCACAGCTTCAGGAGCATACGCAATGTTCTTACGATAAGCGGAGCCAGTAGGTGTCACAACTGAGATCTGAGCGCCGTTAACTGGCGACGAGTCTGTGGTCTGATACTGAACTGGGTTGCCGCCAATCGGAGGAACGATTGCTGGGTAGATGGAAAGTGAAGTTGCGCCAGTGGCAGCAGCGGCAGTAATAACAAACTGGGCAGCCTGCATGGTGCTTTGCTTGGTAATACGGTTGACTGCGTTCACGTTTGCAATGGTGATAATGTCACCAATGTTGAGCGGGCCGCTCAGTGCGCTGACAGTCAAGCTGTTGCCAGTCTGGTTTGCACCAGCCACAGTCGGAGCAGTCACGAAAGCACCAGTATTGTGCTTAATAACTGTCTGATCCATGAAGAACTCAAAATTGACAGATTTTTCAATCATGCCAGTTTCGTACTGCTTCGAGATCGTATCCGAAGGATTAAGCAAGCCGGTCAGGGTGCTGACGCTGCGAGCCATGGTGATTGGATCGAGGATGATCTTGCGGCCTTTGCGGGGAGCAGAGCGCAAGTCCAAAATCGCACCAGCAGTCAAAAAGTCCACAAGACGAGGGCTCAAAACGTTGCCGCTTGCATCCAAGTTTGCTGTAAAGTTTGAGATACCACCTTCAGCGCCGCCCATAACGTCTGCTGCAACAGCACCAGCAAGGTTGTTCACCATGGGAGCCAGCACACGAGCCGAGAAGTCATCCAAGGTCATTGTACGTTCAACGGAGTTAAACTCAATGTCAACACCCTTCTGAGTAGACACAACCAAGGTTGTGCTGGTTTCAGTGGTGTCCTGTGGAGAAGCTGCTGGACCAGTACGAACGGTATAATCGTTCGGCAGACGGATACGCAGTGCCTGACCAATTTTGCCGCCAGAACGTGCAAAAGAGTCATCATACTGCATGTTGATATTACGGATAAACTCGTTTGAGTTGCGCCACAGCATGATCGCCTCACGGGTGATCATGTTAATGCTTAAAAGTGCGTTTGACATTAAAATCTCCTAATTGGTAAATGATAAATTCTGGTCAAAGAACTTGGACATTGACCAAAAACAAGATGAGGTGCTTGAGTCCTCAGTTAGTGTCAAGCTTGCATAAGAACGTCTTATGATCGACTATTTTTTGCCGCCTCTAGTTTGGCTGCGAAGTTTAGCCCATTCTGCCATAGACAAATTTGGGTCATCTAGTCTTGGTTCGGCCTTCGCTCTACCACCCACCTTTGGCTCAATCGGAGCAGGAGCCTTTGACAAAGCTGTAGTTGCTGGCCGATCAAACTGAGCCGCTAGTTTTGCTACGGCCACCGCTTGCTTGATCGGTGGCATAGCTAAAATCTCTGTTGCTTTTTCCCAGTCTTTACCAAGGGTATTGATAATCTCTGCACCCTTGCCGGACTCAATCAAGGCTTCCATAAATTCCCTGCTCATTCCGCCGAGGCGAGTATTTATGTTAGCAAGGGACTCATCAAAGTCATTAAACTGAGTTTTGCCCTGAGCCGCAATTTTATTACACTCATTGTTGAAAGCAACTTCAGCTTGCTGAGCCATTTCAACTTTAAGTTTTTCTTTAGCCCGCCGCTCGATCTCGGCGTCTAAATCTGCTGGCACCGGAGGTTGATCTCCATCCAGTTTAAGAACTTTGTTAAGTTTTAACTGGCTTTCCATTCTTGCTCGTTCAGTTTCGGCTTTTTGCAGTCGATCCTGAAGTTCGTATTTTTCGCGTGTAAGCTGATCAATACGTTTTACTACTCCATTTGGAGCAGGTTGTGGTTTGGGCTCTGGCTCAGGCTCAGCAGCAGGTTCTACCTCAGGTTCTGCCGAAGGCTCTGCCGAAGGCTCAGTGCCAGTTCCTTGACCATCTTCAAGTGCCCAAAGGGGCTGAATTTTATTCCAGTTCATTGTCCGGTACTCCGTTCGTATAATTTTGCTATGCGCTCACTTCTCCCAGATCGCAAAGCATTGTCTTGGATTAAGGCATGATGTATGTCATTTTTCAAGCTCTCGTCTATCGGAGTAGTAAGCAACTTTGCTAATGTGGCTCGAGCAGGCTCTAAGAAAAGATGCCAAGATGACTGGGCATAAGACTCCTGATTTTTGTTCTCTTTGTAGAACTCGTTTGAGTAGCTAGCGTACATATCATACACCTCCCTCGCCATATCCATAGCAGTCTTTTTGACTAGGAAATGGCAATGTATGTTGTTTTGTCCGGACATTTTAAACTCCTTATTTTGTAGAAAGCAAACTATTGATTACATCAATCCCTTTTTTAGGATCAGTTAATCCTAACTCTAGGGCATTTAATGGTGGGCTTCTTCCAGTCAAAACTAAATTTATATCTGAACTATATGGATCACCGGTTTGTATTTCATTAGGAGTTGATATAATTTTATTAACTGGCTGCTGAGGCGGAACATTTTTATACGGCCTTTGATATTCCATAACAGATTTTTGAAAATTTGACATATTTGGAGGCAATGTTTGCTCCCATGCGGAATTTACTTGTCTCATGTAAGCGTTTTTAGCATCTTCACCAAAACCGCGAGATCCCGCTTCTCCTGCTGTTTTTTGATAAACTCTAAAATTATTAAAATCCAAATTTTGTAATTTATCTAAAAACTCAAATTTTTCAGGATTTTGTTTTTCAAAATTAATAAAAGCTTGCATTATTGATAAGTTAGGATTAGCTTTTAGTTGTGCACTTAAATAATCAGATCGCTCTTGCGCTAGCTTATCTGACATTTTTTGAGCTAAATCATCTTTTCCAGCTTGCAAATTTTGTGCAAAATGTATTAAATCTGGATCTTTGGTATTAGTCCCATTTTGCATACCACTGATAGATTGTACTCCGTGGTTTATCTCATGGCTCATTATATCGACATATTGAGGCACAGAACTAGAACCATAACCATTAGGGTTCATAGTTATTTTACCTGTAGAAGTATCATAAGTACCCATATTCCCTGGATTTGAGTCATATCTCCACTCAAAAGGCTTGTTTAAAAGCTGTGGATATGCTTTGGTAAATTCAGGGTTTTGGTAAACATCACTCCAAGTTTTTTGCCCTTTGTTTGGGTCCAAATTCCAAATTGTATTATCTTCTGGAATATGCCCAAAAAGTTTACCTTCAGCATTAAATGCCAATCCGGTTGCTTTTGCAATTTCATCCGCCGAAGCGCCACTGGCTAGCATGTCTTTGGCGGTTGCTGCCGCTTCTCTGCTCCAAGTTCTGGATGCAGGGGTAAGCATAGCGGCAAGTTTAGCCCCACCTAATGCTTTTATTGCGCCCCCAAATGGAACTTCATTAAGTGCAGCTCCTACAATACCACGACCACCTTCTTCAAAATTATTCGTATATGCTCCATGAACAATATCTACATAAGGCTGTACTGTCTGGCCAGGAATTTTTTGAGCCTCTTGTAAAAGCTTTAAAGCACCCATTGCTTGTGTAGGATAATTTAGCGGATTATCATGCTTGGTTGTCAAATAATTCCAAGCACCTTTAGCCGCTGCACTTATCCCACTTCCTAACTCATTAGCTACCCCTGCACCAAAATCGTAAGGTGGAGGGGCAGCAACTGGAGGCTGTGCTTGTGGATGAACCACGGTAGAGCCGTATGCTTGCATAGGAGTTCCAGTTGGAACAAGTCTCGGATCAGAATAATCAACTGAGTCAAAAGGGTCATGATCAACTGGGGTTAGCTGCATTTTACATCTCCACTCTCAAATATTTTCCTGGCCGATTAGGATCAGGAACGTAGTGTTTACCATCTGGTGCTTGGCGCACTCCATTTAAATCTGGCATAGCGCTCTGGCCCTGTGGCTGCGGCTGGCCTTGCGGCTGCGGTTGACCCTGACCTTGCGGCTGCCCTTGCCCTTGAGCTTGCATCATGGCCAAATCCGCCTGATTAG